CAACAATCAGTGCATCATTCTATACAGAGCCTCGCTCACCAATTAAGACACAAGCTCACATGCTAGAACACAGCATCAAAGCAAAATTAGGTAACCACGAATCAGCACAGTGGGTAATGAAAGCAGAAGCAGACGTAGCAAAGTTTATTACTGCAGCAGATGATTCATTTACTACTAACCCAGCATTTTCACCAACACAATTCGTACCTACAGTAGTAGATACACTTATTGGATCACGCCCAGCTATTGACGCAATCGGTTCACGTGCGCTACCAGCAGCAGGTATGACCATATCCGTTCCAAAGATTACGACTTCTGGTACTGTGGCAGAAACAGCAGAAGCAGCAGGCCCATCAGAGACAGGTATCGTATCTTCATACGTAAACTTAACTGTTAAGAAGTATGCTGGATTACAACGCTACAGCTTAGAAATCTTAGAGCGCAGCTCACCAGAGTTCTTTGCAGCCATGCTTGATAACATGACCCGAGCTTACAATAAGGCAACAGATGCAGCAGTAATTGCAGCACTAACTGCAGGCGGCACACAAGCTACAGGAGTAGCAGCAGATTCAGCAGGAATTATCTCCTACGTATCTACACAAGCACCAGCTGCATACCTTGCAACAGGTGAATTAGCAACACGTTATATTGCTGGTACATCACAGTGGTCATTACTACTTGGTGCAACAGATACAACTGGTCGCCCAATTTACAATGCTGCTAACCCAATGAACAATGCAGGAGCTTCACAACCAACATCACTACGTGGTAACGTACTTGGTCTAGATCTATACGTAGATCCAAACGCAGTATCTACTACTATTGATGAGTCTGCATTTATTGTAGTTCCATCTTCAGTATCAATTTACGAGTCACCAATTCTACGTCTTTCAACAAACATCCCAACAACAGGCGAGATCGAGACATCACTATATGGCTACATGGCCGTTGGTGTATTAGTCGCTGGTGGCGTTCGCCGCTTCAACCTAACCTAATAAGTTAGTAATTTAATAATCCCTAGGGTTTAGTAGCCCTAGCCCTAGGGAGCTTTTTAGAGAGGACACTATGGCCGCTGCAATGGTAACTATGCAAGAATTACGCACAAATCTTGGAATAGGCACTTTATATACCGATGCAACCGTAGAAGAGTGCTGCCAATCGGCAGAAGATTTAATACAAGGTTATTTATGGCATAACGATGCCCCAGTAGTCGGCTCATCTATTAGCAATAACGTAGCAACTTTAGTATTAGCAAATCCAGGCATTTTTGTTACTGGTCAATCAATAACAGTGTCTAATTGTGGTGCAACGTATAACGGCACATACACATTAACAGGATCATTCCCAGGTACTACAGTGCCCGCTTCAATCGGCACAATGTTTTGGAGTACATACGCATTCAGTTCATACCCTAACGGCTACAGCTTTATTCAATACGCAAAGACAGCTGCAGATGATAACTTTCATTTTATCAAACCATACGGCCGAGCCCTTGGACCAGAGCATAAAGCACAGGCTTACACTGCGACCCCTGCCATAAGAGAGGCTGCGATGATCGTAGCTGTAGACATCTGGCAAGCACGTCAAGTTAGCCAGACTGGTGGGGTAGGTATGGATGGGATCACTGCAAGCCCATATCGGATGGGTTATCAGCTGATTAACAGAGTGCGTGGTCTCATCCAACCGTATTCTAGTCCTAACTCACTGGTCGGCTAATGCCAGCTGCAATAACCACATTACGTGGCACACTAGCAACAGACCTAGCCAATGCAGGCGTGTGGTCTACCTTTGCTTACCCACCAGCCACAATTCTTGCCAACAGCGTCGTCATCACAGTATCAGATCCTTACATCGTACCGTCTAATAATGACTACACAAGTATCGCGCCTTTGGCTAATTTTAAGATTCTTATAGCAGTACCAGCTTTTGACAACCAAGGCAACCTAGCAGGCATAGAAAATTTTATTGTTGCCGTAGTAACTAAACTAAATGCATCATCTTTGGTGCTAAACATATCAAGTGTCTCTGCTCCAGCTATCACTAGTGTGGCAAGTGGAGATTTATTAACTGCAGAAATAACTGTATCAATTCTAACGAGCTGGAGCTAAAATGAGTCTAACACCAGAAGATTTAGCCTTCTTGAAGAAGATAGGTCAGATCGAAGAAGCACCAAAACCTGCACAAACTAAAGAGAAAGATAAGGAGTAATAATGGCAATTTTTTTAAACAACACAGCTGTAGTAACTCTTAACAGCGTGGATATATCAGCATACGTAACATCTGTAACTATTAACCAAGCATTTGATGAGCTAGAGGTCACGGCCATGGGGGACTCTGCACACAAATTCGTAAAAGGTTTGGAAGCAAGCACTATTACATTAGACTTTCTTAATGATAATGCTGCAACTACTGTAATCCCAACACTTCGTGCTGCTTATGGTACAACCGTACCTCTAACAATCAAGCAAGCAAGTGGTGCAACAACTGCCGCTAACCCACTTTACAGCACTACTGTTTTAGTGAATAATTTACAAAACATCAACGGTGCTGTTGGCGATATTTCATCACAGAGCATCACATTTACTTGCAATAGCGTAATAGCTGTAACGGTAGCATAAGGAGAAATAATGGCAAAGCTAAAGATAACAAGGGCTAATGGTGAAGTATCTGAGCATAAGATAACACCAGGTGTCGAGTACGCTTTCGAGTTAAAGTACGGATCAGGAATTAGTAAAGCCTTGCGTGAGAATGAAAAACAGACTGACATTTATTGGTTAGCTTGGGAATGCTTACGCAGGGCTAATGTCGTAGTACCTTTATTTGGTATCGAGTTTATAGACAGCTTAGATACTGTAGAGGTATTAGACGAAGAAAAAAAATAGTAGCGCGGGATTCAATTACTTACGCCATAGCCAGCCTATCGGTTGAGTTAGGGATACCGCCTAAAGAGTTTATAGACATGGACTCAGAAATGCTTAAGGCTATAGTCCAAGTTTTATCAGATCGTACTAAGGAGATTAAAAATGCCAGCAAAGGTCGTAGGCGTTGAAGATGTCCTAAAAGGCTTATCATTTTTTGACGATGATATGTATAACCGAATCAAAACTGTTCTCGGACCTTTAATGCGTGATGTTGAATCTACAGCTAAAAGTGATGTGCCTGGTAATGGTGATATGTTATCTGGCTGGTCCAAACCTATATCTTCGCCAGATATCAAATACAGGCCATTTCCAAAATATGATGCTTCTATGATCAAAGGTGGCATAGGCTACAAAGAAAGACAAAACAGAAAATTTAAGAATGGTTTTCAAGTAGAAAACTATGTTTACAACGTAAGCGCAGCTGGTCGTATTTATGAGACTGCAGGTAGAGTCAATCCACAAGGCCGTGCGCCATTTACTTCTATACATGAAGGTGGCGGAGTAGTTGCCTATGAAAAAGAAAGAACAGGTAAAAGTAGATCTAGGGCTACACGTTCTTACAATTCAAACAATCCATTTGCAGGATACCAATTTGTAAACGCATTAGAACCTTTAACATCTCAGCCTAAAATACCAGGCGTCCGTGGTGGCAATCGCAAAACTAAAGGCCGTTTAATATATAAGGCTTGGGCTAAAAAAAGTCCTGGAATTTATCAGGAAATAGTTAACACAATAAATACAAAGGCTATAGATTTTAATAAAGCCACAGAAGTTACCAAGGCTGCCTAATGGCCAATGTAGTCGTCTCGGCTTTAGCCACCTGGAATGGCAGAGCACTTAAAAAAGCAAAGTCAGACGTATCTGTATTTGATAAACAGATAAAATCTTTAGGACGAACCTTTGGCGTTACATTTAGTGCTGCTGCTGTGGTGGCCTTTAGTAAGAGTGCTGTCAAAGCGTTCGCTGCCGATGAGGTAGCGGCTAAATCTTTAGCATTACAATTAGAAAATACTGGCAACGCCTTTAGAGTTACTGAAGTTGAAAATTACATACAAGGTCTAGAAAAAACTTATGCGATATTAACCGACCTACGTAAGCCATTCCAAACTTTTTTAAACTTAACTAGATCAGTTGGCTTATCTCAAAGGACTTTAGAAGCTGCTTTAAATATAAGCGCTGGTACTGGTGAGAGTCTAGACACAGTAGTTAGTGCTTTAGCAGCAGGTATAAGAGGACAAACTAAAGCAATAAATAATTTAAACACAGGTATAGATGCAAGCATAATTAAAACTGGCGACATGAATAAGATCATGGCTGCACTTGAAGAAAGATTTAAAGGGCAGGCTGCAGCTAGACTAGACACTTACGCAGGCAAGATGGATGTACTGAAAAAAAGTGCAGATGAAGCCTCTAAATCTATTGGTAAAAGTTTAGTAGGCGCTTTAGAAATTTTAAGTAAAGACAATTCTATATCTGAACTTGCTAATGATTTTGAAAATTTAGGCGATAACATAGCCTACGCAATAATACAAATGGCAAAACTTGTAGACAAATTAAGCGTTCTTACAAGCAGTCCATCGTTTAAGCCTGCTTTATTATTATTAGGCGCAGCTGCAACAGCCGTAACTAAAAACCCTGCGCCATTCTTAGCTGCCTTTGGCACTGTAGGTGCTATGGGTATTGGTACTGTTTTAACTAGCAAAAGATCATTAAGTCCAGAAGAAAACAGTGCGTTAGCGAAAGCGCGTCTTCTTATTAGAAGAATTGAAGAAAGAATTATTACACTCACTAATGGTAAGCGTAAAGAAGAATATGATTTATTAAAGAAAAAAACAGCCCTAGATAAACTTAAAGAGAAGTTCGATGTTGAGTTAATTGGTTTACAAAAAGCAAGAAATGAAGCAACAGATGAAGAAACAAAAAGGCGTCTAGATGGTTTAATTGCTATTAAGAAAAACGATGAGGCGCTTGCCACTAAAGCATTAGCAGAACTAGATGCGGCGGCAGCAGCACAGTTATTTGCTAAGAATTTTAATATAGCTTTAGAATCAATTAAAACTATGACCGATAAAATAAATGATTTTATTAAAAGTCAAGTTGGTAGTTTTGATGATGCATTAGCATCTGTTAAAGATTTAAATAAAAGAATTGCAGATATGATTAGTAAATTAGGCTCTACAATACCAACAGCCGCAACTACAGGCCCAATGATTACAGGCGCATCGGGTGCGCAATACACAGTAGCACAATCGCAAGCTGCGATACTTGACACTAAAGAATTAAACTCACGCATAAACGATTTCTTAGGTGGCTTTGGCATGGGCACACAACGCTCATCATCACAAAACCCAATGGATATTAGAGTAACTGTAGATGCAGGTGGCGACAGGTTAAGTCAGGCTATAGCAGAGAGCATACAGGTGGCAACTAGATCAGGTTACTCAACAGTACCTGCTGGATTTATAGCATGACCGTACCTGTAGTAACCGTTTTAATTAACTTTAGCACTGGGCCAGGCTTTGCCCAAACAATGATTTTAGATACAGGTTTATTAGACACTAATACTTTAGGTGATGCTACAGCTGTAATTGTAGATGTCTCAGATAAAATAAATCGCATAGAGACTAACCGAGGCCGCACAGCATTATCAGATCAATTTCAGACAGGCTCATTAACTCTACGTATAGTAGATCAAAATGGCGATTTTAACCCACAAAATGTTACTGGCCCGTATTACAATTTATTAACACCTATGAAGAAGGTACAAATTAGTGCAACTTATTCATCGGTAACATATCCTGTATTTCAAGGTTTTATTACAAGCTACGTTACTACATACCCCGATGAATCTGGCGAAGATGTGGCCATAACTACTATTGAAGCAGTAGATGCGTTTAGACTTGCGCAGTTAGCGCAGATCAGCACAGTTACAGGTGCTTCTGCAGGCAACTTATCTGGTACACGTGTCAATCAGATATTAGATCAAATTGGCTGGCCATCTGGCATGCGTGATGTAGATGCAGGTCTAACTACGTTGCAAGCAGACCCTGGCACAAACCGTACAGCTTTAGGAGCTTTAACTACTGTAGCTTTATCCGAGTATGGTTCTTTGTACGTAAATGCGTCTGGCAGTTTTGTTTTCCAAGACCGATCTATTACGGCTGGATCTATTGGCGGGACAGCCACAGTCTTTTCAGATAATGGCACAGGTATAGATTATTTTGATGCATCATGGATATTAAATGACACACTTATATTTAACAAAGCTACAATTACAAGGACTGGTGGCACAGCGCAGGTAGCCACAAATCAAGACAGCATAGATAAATACTTTTTACACAGCTACTTTTTAGATAACCTACTTATGCAGACCGATGCAGTAGCCCTAGATTATGCACAGGCTTATGTCGCTAGTAGAGCTGAGACAAGCATCCGAGTGGACTCTATAGTGCTTGACCTATACACCGACAATTACAACACAGGCATAATTGCAGCTCTAGATCTAGACTTCTTTAATCCCATAAAGGTAATCACTACACAGCCAGGCGGATCTCTTCTAGAAAAAACACTACAGATTTTTGGCGTAAAAATGAATATATCGCCAAATAGTTGGAAAACTACGTTCACTACATTAGAGCCTATATTAGATGCCCTTGTCCTAAATGACACGATTTATGGCACTTTAGACTATAATGTCCTAAGTTACTAAGGGGTATCATGGCAAAACAAACGTTTACGACTGGGCAGGTATTAACAGCTGCGCAGATGACTTCACTTCAACAAACAGCGATGCTTGGCGGTGCTGCATCTGCTAAGACTGCAAGTTTTACATTAGTAGCTACCGATGCTGGTACAGCAATTTCTATGTCTAGTGCAAGCGCAACTACAATAACTGTAAACACTGCTTTATTTGCAGCAGGTGACACAGTACATATTACTAATTTAGGTGCTGGAGTTTGCACCATTACGGCTGGTACTGCAACAGTAAACTCATCTGCTTCTTTAGCATTAGCACAATATGAAAGTGGATTTTTAGATTTCACTAGCACTTCAGCTGCTATATTTGTTAAAGGTGCTGGCGCGCCTGCAACAAGTGGCGGTATGACTTTAATTAACACAGGTGGCACAACATTAACTGGTGCAACTGTTACAATAGGTTCAATTCCTAGCACCTATAATAATTTGCAATTAATTATTACTAACTTCAAGCCTGCAACTGATAACAAGTTTATAGCCGCAAGATTTAATAGTAATTCTAGTGCTTTATATGTGTCTGACGGATTAACTGATAACCGCGGCGCAGCCGCAACTGATACTTCTATGCTACTTGGTTTTCGTAATGACAATACAACCGCAGAAGGATTAATTCAAGCCGATTTTTACAATTATGCAAACACTACAACTTGGAAAATGGGAAAATCAGTATCATTTACAAATGATGCAACAACACCAACGCTTTACAATTTGTGGGCAGTAAGCCAATTATGGAGAAATACCTCAGCAATTACAGAAATTAATTTATCTGTAGAATCAGGCGGCAATTTTACTAGCGGTACAGCGTACCTTTACGGAGTTAAATAATGACTAAACCACAAATAAAAATCTATAATTGCGAAACTGGCGAAGAAATTGTTAGAGATGCCACTACTGCTGAAATTGCACAAATGGAAGTTGACGCGGCTAATGCCGAAGCGAGAAAAATTGAAGCCGAAACAAAAGCAACTGCTAAGGCTGCACTATTAGACAGACTTGGTATTACAGCCGAGGAAGCCGCTTTACTTCTTTTATAATGAAAGCATGGCTATGCGCAGCTGGTACACAGTTAAGAGATCAGATTGATACCTGGTACCCAGATCGTCGCACTACCAATTGCGGATGGTTGGGCGATGCTCGTCATGCCGCCACAAAATCGGATCATAATCCAGATGCAACTGGGTGTGTACGAGCCATTGATGTTGATTCTCGCTTGGATTCATCCGAAGGGATCTCAGTATATTTGGCTGACCAGATCAGAATCTGTGCGAAAACCGATAAGCGCATATCTTACGTAATCCATAATGGCATGATTGCTAGCAAAATACTTAATTACAAGTGGCGTAAGTACAAGGGCTTTAACAAACACACAAAGCACATACATATCAGCTTTACAAAGTTAGGCGATAAAGATAGCAAGCCGTTTGATATACCACTACTAGGGGGTAACATATGAAAATAAGCAATAAGCAGAAAGCAATACTTAAATCATATTTTAGGGGTGTGCTTGTATCATTCTTAACATTCTTAGCAAGTAATGAGTTAGGACTAGATCCAGTTATATCAGTAGTAGTGGCCGCACTTGCAGGCCCAGCAGCTAGGGCTTTAGATAAATCCGATGATGCTTATGGCCTCGGTGCAGATGAAGCATGACCCCTACAGAATGGGCTGGCTTTGGCGCTGGCGTTATAGCTGTGCTATCAGGCGGTCTAATCGGATTACGTTTTATAGTTAAAGGCTGGCTTAACGAACTACGTCCTAATGGTGGACAAAGCATGAAGGATCAGTTGACAAGATTAGAACAGCGTGTCGATGATCTTTATTCTTTAATAGTTAAGCGACAATAGTAGTATGGCTGATACAAGGCGTAAGCGTAAGAAGATAAATAAGCGCGTGGTGCGTAAATCACCTGAGCCATTATCTAAACTAGATCAGCATTATATTGCTATGAATGAGATATACAGGGCTGCAAAAAAGGCAGGTTTCTCAGATTCTTGCGCTCTTTATTTTGTCTCTGATAGGGCCACAATGCCGAACTGGGTAATAGGTGATGGCGGCATCATACCTACTATTGATCCTACAGAAGAAGATGACGATTAAAGCAAAAAGATGGTTAGTAATTTCAGACTTGCAGGTACCGTTTCAACTGGACTCTGCAATCATCAATCTAAGGAAACTGGTCAAGCGTGAGCGATTTAGTTCTGTATTGGTGGTCGGGGATGAAATGGATTTTCAGACAATCAGTCGTTTTAGTGATGGCACACCTTTGGCTTATGAGCAGACCATTCATGCTGATCGTGAGCTGTGTAAAGAGATTTTATGGGACTTATCCGAATATAGCGCAGAGTGTCATATTGTCAGGAGTAATCATAGTGATCGCTTATATAACACTTTATTAAAAGTACCTGGCTTAATTAGTTTGCCAGAGTTGCAATACCCTAAGTTCATGGGCTTTGCAGATATGGGTATGGAATACCACAAATCAGCTTACGAGTTTTATCCTGGCTGGATATTAGCCCATGGTGATGAGGGCAGCATGAGCCAGCACGCTGGAATTACGGCTCTTAACCTTAGTAAAAAATGGGGCAAAAATTGCGTGGTTGGGCATAGTCACAGGTTGGGCGCTAGTGCGTTCACAGAAGCCATAGGAAGCCATTTCAGGGCCTTAATAGGCATAGAGAGTGGGAATCTATGCAATATGAAAAAAATGTCTTATATCCGCTATAACAGCGCGAATTGGCAGAATGGCTTTGCTATACTAGAAACATCGAAAAAGGGTTTAACGCCTACGTTAGTCCCAGTAGATCCTAAGGATGGCTCATTTACAGCTCTAGGGCGGTATTACGGGTAACATCGTTACCTAATCGTTATACAAACTACGCCCTAAATAATCCACAAAGTCATACACACATGCGACACTATTGCTATGCCACAAATTGTGGTATGGAAAGTAGGGCTACATGATAGAGACAACAGCACCATGGATAGTGCTTTATAGCGTCCTGGGTTATTTTATTGCGTGGGGCGTTTACGAAACAATTAAAGATAATGCATTTCAGTCAGGTTATTGGAAAGGTCGTAAAGACGGCT